TATATTCTTTGTTTATCCCAATGGAATGGAACTACGAAGGATTTATTGACGAGTATGGAGTTCCAGTATTCAATACTCCTGACATCGACGTGTTTGCACCAGACGGTGAATTAATAGACGTAGGAGTTATTGATCATTGGCAAAATGAAGCTGATGGTTTAAAAAACGATCAAGACGCTTTAAATGAGTTTTATCGACAGTTTCCAAGGACTACTGAGCACGCGTTTAGAGATGAAACAAAAAATAGTATATTTAACTTAATAAAAATATACGAACAAATAGATTATAACGAAGAAATGTCCAGAACACTTGGTGTTACAACAGGTAACTTTCAATGGGTTAATGGTATTAAAGATTCACAAGTAATTTTTTATCCAGATCCACAAGGTAGATTTAAAGTTAGTTGGGTGCCAAAATCTGAGTTACAAAATAGAGTGGTGTTAAAAAACGGAATAAAACATCCTGGTAATGAACATATAGGGGCCTTTGGTTGCGACTCGTATGATATATCAGGAACCGTAGATGGTGAAGGATCTAAAGGAGCTTTACATGGTTTAACTAGGTTTAGTATGGAGGACGCTCCCGCTAACAGTTTCTTTTTAGAATACTTATCAAGACCACCTACGGCTGAAATATTTTTTGAAGATGTTTTAATGGCTTTAGTATTTTATGGTATGCCATTATTAGCAGAAAATAATAAACCTCGATTATTATATTATTTAAGACGTAGAGGTTATAGAGGATTTAGCATGAATCGCCCTGATAAAGTTTGGAATAAATTATCTGTAGCAGAAAAAGAAGTTGGTGGTATACCAAACTCAAGTGAAGATATAAAACAAGCACATGCTGCTGCAATTGAAATGTATATACAAGATCATGTAGGTATGAAGCAAGACGGAACGTTTGGTGATTTATACTTTAACGCTTTACTTAATGATTGGTCTAAGTTTGATATAAACAAAAGAACAAAGTTTGATGCAACTATAAGTAGTGGTTTAGCAATAATGGCTAACAATAGACATTTATATGCGCCAAACGCAAAAATAGAAAAACCTAAATTAAACATAAACATATCAAGGTATGCAAATACTGGAAATATGTCTAAAATAATTAAAAGATAAATATGGCATATTCTGGCAAAAGTTATTTTCCTAGTCAAACCGTTAGTGACGCTGAAAAGCTAAGCTATGACTACGGTTTAAAAGTGGCAAAAGCTATAGAAACAGAGTGGTTTCACGATTCTAAAAATAACAATAGATATAGAAATAATTATAATAGTTTTCATAACCTTAGATTATACGCTAGAGGCGAACAGTCAATACAAAAATATAAAGATGAGTTATCTATAAATGGTGATTTATCTTATTTAAATTTAGACTGGACACCTGTTCCTATAATACCTAAGTTTGTTGATATAGTTGTAAATGGTATAGCTGAAAGAACATATGATATAAAAGCTTTTTCTCAAGACCAATATGGTGTTAGTAAAAGAACTAAATATATGGAGTCTATGTTAGCTGATATGAGAACTAAAGAATTAGATCAATTTTCTAAACAAGCTTTTGGTATACCATTAGCTGAAAACGATCCAGATACACTTCCAGATACTGTAGAAGAATTAGGATTACATATGCAGCTAAACTATAAACAAGCTGTAGAATTAGCAGAAGAACAAGCTTTAAACGTTTTAATGGAAGGTAATAATTACGAGTTAATTAAAAAACGTTTTTATTACGATTTAACAGTGCTTGGTATTGGCTGTGTTAAAACTAATTTTACCACATCAGAAGGTTTAACTATAGATTATGTAGATCCTGCTAATTTAGTTTATTCTCATACAGATTCTCCTTATTTTGAAGACATATACTACGTAGGAGAAGTAAAACAAATACCTATGAATGAGTTAGCAAAAGAGTTTCCTCATTTAACAGAAATAGACTTAGAAGAAATAAGAGAGTCTTATTCTAATCAAATGTCAAACAATAGGTATAAATATACAGATCAAACAGAAGATAAAAACAAAGTACAAGTTTTATATTTTAATTATAAAACCTATATGAACGAGGTTTACAAAATGAAAGAAACTAGTACTGGTGCAGATAAAATAATATCTAAAGATGATACTTTTAATCCACCACAAGAAAATAATTTTTCTAAATTATCTAGAGCTATAGAAGTTTTGTACGAAGGAGCATTAGTTTTGGGTACTGATAAATTATTAAAATACGAAATGTGTAAAAATATGCTTAGACCTAAAAGCAATTTTACCAAAGTTAAAATGAATTACTCTATTGTTGCTCCACGTATGTATAATGGCAAAATAGAAAGTTTAGTAAAACGTATTACAGGTTTTGCTGACATGATACAGCTTACGCATTTAAAACTACAACAAGTGATGTCTAGATTAGTACCGGATGGTGTTTATTTAGATGCTGATGGTTTAGCTGAAATAGATTTAGGTAACGGTACAAATTATAATCCACAAGAAGCTTTAAACATGTTCTTCCAAACGGGTAGTGTAATAGGTAGATCGTTTACACAAGACGGTGATATGAATCCTGGTAAAGTACCAATACAAGAAATACAATCAAGTAATGGTGGCGCTAAAATGCAAAGTTTAATAGGTACATATAATTATTATTTACAAATGATAAGAGATGTGACTGGATTAAACGAAGCTAGAGATGGTAGTATGCCAGATAAAAATGCTTTAGTAGGTGTACAAAAATTAGCCGCTGCTAACTCAAACACGGCTACAAGACACATATTACAAGCTGGATTATTTTTAACAGCTGAAACAGCTGAGTGTTTATCACTTAGAATATCTGATATTATAGAATATTCACCAACTAGAGATGCGTTTATACAAGCTATAGGCGCACATAACGTTGCTACTTTAGAAGAAATGAAAGAATTACACTTGTACGATTTTGGTATATTTATAGACTTAATGCCTGATGAAGAAGAAAAAATGATTCTTGAAAACAATATTCAAATGGCTATACAACAACAAAGTATAGATTTAGAAGACGCGATTGATTTAAGAGAAATTAAAAATATAAAATTAGCAAATCAAATGCTAAAAATACGTAGGTCTAAAAAACAAGAAAAAGACCAAGCTTTACAGCAGCAAAATATTCAAATGCAATCACAAGCTAATGCTCAATCAGCGCAAGCGTCAGCACAAGCTGAGGTTCAAAAGCAACAAGCTTTATTGCAAAGTAAAGCACAACTTCAACAACTAGAATCTCAATTAGAAGCTCAAAAAATGCAACAAGAAGTTGAGTACAAAAAACAACTTATGCAGCTAGAGTTTCAAATGAATATGCAACTAAAAGGTATGGAGATACAAGGCATGAAAAGTAGAGAGAAAGAAAAAGAAGATCGTAAAGATGAAAGAACTAAAATTCAAGCAACTCAACAAAGTGAGATGATTGAACAAAGAAAAACAGGTAAAGAACCTAAAAACTTTGAGTCTGCAGGTAATGATATACTAGGAGGTGGATTCGGTTTAGGCTCGTTTGAACCTAAGTAAAATTATTAACTATTATTATATTATATTATGGAAGAAAACAAAGAAAGCGTAATTGAAGAAGTTACACAAGATCAGGTTGAACAAAAACCTGTAGAAGAAAAAAAAGAAGAAACAAAATTTGATAGCGCTGGAGACGACAGTGTTACAAAAATAGATTTAAGTAAACCACCAAAAAAAGAAGAAGATGCCACTGAGAAGCAAAGCACAGATGAGGTACCTGTTCGCGACGGATCCGAAACTAGCGAAGAAGTTCGTGAAGAAAACGAAGAAAAGCCTGAAGAGCCTACCGAACAAAGTGAAGAGAAAAAAGAAGAGATAGTACTAGAAGAAGTTACTGAAGAAGAAATAAAAGAAGAAGTTGAAGAAGTAAAAGAAGAAGTTCAAGAAGCTATTGCTGAATCAGAAAAAACTGGTAAACCTCTTCCTGAGAACATCCAAAAACTAATAGATTTTATGGATGAAACTGGTGGTGATATAAATGATTACGTTCGTTTAAATCAAGATTATAGCAAGCTTGATGATATGTCTTTGTTAAGAGAATATTACAAGCAAACAAAAAAACATTTAAACGATGACGAAATAAGTTTTCTTATGGAAGATCAATTTTCTTATGATGAAGAAGAAGATGACGATAAAGAAATAAGAAGAAAAAAATTAGCGTTAAAAGAGCAAGTTGCCAACGCTAAAAGCCACTTAGACGGGCAAAAGTCTAAATACTATGAAGAAATTAAAGCTGGTTCAAGGCTTACGCCTGAACAACAAAAAGCTGTAAACTTCTTTAATAGATATAACAAAGAGTCAGAAGAGACTAAAAAACAAGCGGAAGCACAAAAATCTAATTTTTTAAAAAAGACAGATTCTGTTTTTAACGACAAGTTCAAAGGTTTTGAATATAGTGTTGGCGACAAAAAATATAGATTTAACGTAAAAAATACAAACGAAGTAAAACAAAGTCAAAGCGATATTAATAATTTTGTCAAGAAGTTCTTGAACGAAAAAAACGAGATGGCTGACGCAAAAGGCTATCATAAATCTTTGTTTACAGCAATGAACGCTGACGCTGTAGCTAAACATTTTTATGAACAAGGTAAAGCTGATGCAATTAAAGAAAGTATTGCAAAAGCAAAAAATGTTAATATGGACCCAAGACAATCGCATAAAGAAATAAAAGGCGGTGGTTTAAAGTTTAGAGTGTTAGGCGATGATTCTTCTGATTTTAAGTTTAAAATTAAAAATAGAAATTAATAATTAAAAATTTAAAATTATGGCATTAACCGCAGGAGGGAATTTGAATGTTGTTCCAGCACCAGCTAAGCTGACGCTAACTTCAAATTTCATTAACTTTATTGACGGGTCAACTGGATGGGAGCAACAATACTTACCAGACCTTATGGCTCAAGAAGTAGAAAGATATGGTAAAAGAACTATATCTGGATTTTTAAATCAAGTAGGAGCTGAAGAAGCTTCTTCATCTGACAGAATAGTATGGTCAGAGCAAGGTAGATTACACTTATCTTATGATGGTGCTATCAATAACGCTGGTGTTTTCACTGTTGCGTCTTCTGGTACTCATGCAGTAAGAGTAGGTGCTACTGTTGTACTTAGTGATAACAAAGGTACTGTTATACCTGGTTACGTATCTGCAATAGCTTCAGATTTAACTACAATGACTATTCTTCCTTACGAGGCAGCTACAGTTGGCGCTGTTGCAACTTTTCAAACTACAGACGATGCTGGTACGAATACTGCTAGCTTATTTGTTTATGGTTCTGAATTTGGTAAGGGTACTAACGGTTTAGGTATTGATGGTAAGACTAATACGTTTGCATCTGTTGAACCAGCTTTTCAATCTTTTACTAATAAAATGATCATATTAAAAGATACTTATAGAGTATCTGGATCTGATGCTGCTCAAATTGGTTGGGTTGAAGTTTCTGGTGAAGAAGGACAAAATGGTTACTACTGGTACTTAAAATCAAACGGAGACACTATGGCTCGTTTTTCTGATTATTGTGAAATGACATTATTAGAAAGCAAAGAGACTGTTGCTGCTTCGACTGTTGAAGATCCAGCTAACGTTGGACAAGTAGCGTCTTCAGCTGATAGCGCTGCTGGTACTATTGGTTTATTTGACTGGGTAACTGATCACGGTCATACTGCTAGTGGTATTCAAGGTACTTCTGGTCCTGTTGACTTAGCTGAGTTTGATAGAATATTAGCTGCATTTGACGCACAAGGAGCTATTGAAGAAAACATGATGTTTATCAACAGACAAGTTTCTTTGGCAATTGATGATATGTTAAGTTCTATGAACAGTCTTGGTGTTGGTGGTACTTCTTTTGGAGTATTTAACAACTCTGAAGATATGGCACTTAACTTAGGCTTTACAGGATTTAGAAGAGGTTCTTATGACTTTTATAAGTCAGACTGGAAATACTTAAACGATGGTTCTTTAAGAGCAGGTTTAGGATTTAATGATATACGAGGTATATTTATTCCAGCTGGTTCTTCTAATGTTTATGATGAGTCATTAGGTAGAAACATGCAAAGACCTTATTTACATGTACGTTTTAGAGCGTCTAACACAGAAAGTAGAAAACTTAAAACTTGGATCACTGATTCAGTTGGAGCTGCTACTTCTGATTTAGATGTAATGACTGTTAACTATTTATCTGAAAGATGTTTAATAGTTCAAGGTGGAAATAACTTTATGTTATTAAACTAATCAATTTTAAAAGACCGGGGCTTCGGCCTCGGCCTTTTATTTTATTAATTTTATTATATATTATATTATGGCAAAAAAAACAAAAAACACAGAAGTGGCTACTAAAGAGCCACAGGTTGTAGAACAACCTAAAAAGAAAAAAGATAACTGGGAAATAAAAGATAGAGTTTATTATTTAAGAAATGGGAAAAAACCTTTAACAGCTAGTATACCTTCTACAAATATATATTGGTTTGATGAAGAAAAAGGTTATGAAAGAGAATTAAAATATTGTGAAAATCAAAGAACACCGTTTGTAGATGAGATGGTAGGAGATCAAAGATTATCACACATTGTTTTTACTAATGGTTTTTTATTAGTACCTAAAAGTAAGGTTGTATTACAAAAGCTTTTATCTTTATATCATCCAGACAAAGGTATGAGATACTTAGAGCAAGATAATGTTAAAGAAGCTATTGATGAAGTTGCTAATATAGAAATGGAGATTGATGCTTTAAACGCTGCTAGAGATATGGATATAGATATGGCAGAAGCTATTATGAGAGCTGAAGTTGGTTCTAAGGTGTCAGAGATGAGTTCTAAAGAACTTAAACGTGACTTGCTTATATTTGCTAAACGAAATCCTATTTTGTTCTTAGAATTAGCAACTGATGATAATGTTCAACTTAGAAATTTTGGTATAAAAGCTGTTGAAATGAACATAATAAGTATTTCAGACGATCAAAGAACTTTTATTTGGTCTTCAACTGGTAGAAAACTAATGAACGTACCATTTGACGAGCATCCATATTCAGCTTTAGCTGCTTGGTTTAAAACTGATGAAGGTATGGAAATATATGCAAATATAGAAAAAAGATTAAATTAACAAAACTGTAGAGCGGTCGCTCTAAAGAGCGATCGTAACTACAAAATTTAATTATATGAAAAACAACAAATCAAAAGGTTTAGGCGATACAATAGAAAAAATAACAAAAGCAACTGGTATAAAAAAAGTTGTAGAAAAAGTTAGTGAAATAACTGGAAAAGATTGTGGTTGTGATCAAAGAAAAGAAACTTTAAACAGATTATTTCCTTATAATTATAATAATTAAAAAATATGGCTGCAGGAGGAATAAGTATAGACACAGTATATCAAACTGTTTTAGCATTAGCAAATAAAGAACAAAGAGGTTACATATCACCTCAAGAGTTTAATTTATACGCAAACCATGCACAAATGGAAGTGTTAGAACAATATTTTTATGACGCTAGTCAGTTTAGACAAATGAGTAGTGACAAAATACAGTATTCTGATATGATAGATTTACTTGAAGAAAAAATACAAATATTTGAATCTGTTTATGGTGCTGTTGCTATAGACAATTTTGTTGGTGCTGGAGGAGGTGGTATTAATAAAAGACTACCAGATGATATATATAGAGTACATAAAGTTGAGCTTAACAACGTAGACTGCGAACTATTAAGTACTAGAGATTTTAATGACTTTAGACGTTCCACTAGAATGTTAGCTCCAACAAATGATAGGCCTATAGCTAATATTAGAAATGGCGTAATAAGAGTTGTAGGTGATGGAGGAAATTTTGTAACTCCTACAGGTATATTTTATACAAGAGTTCCTAATAGAGTTCAATGGGGATATGTAGTTGTAAATGAAAAAGCTTTATACGATGCTAATCCTGCTAAAACCACTAACTTTGAACATCATAGATCAGACACGGTTGAGTTGGTATATAAAATATTAAAACTAGCTGGTATCTCAATAAAAAGAGAAGAAGTAACACAAGTAGGTCAAGGTTTAGAAATAGCAAAAGTACAACAAGAAAAACGATAATAAATGGCAAATTTAATAACACAAACACCTCAAGAGTATTACGATGGAAATGACCACGGTGGTTATCAATTTACTTCTTTGAGAGATATTATAGAAAATTTTATGATTGTTTATGTTGGTGAAGACAAAGTAATAACTAAAGTAAAAAGAGCTGATGTTCAGTTTCATGCTATGCGTGCTATGCAAGAATTATCTTTTGATACTTTTAAATCTGTAAAATCAAAAGAGATAAATTTACCAGCAAGCTTGCAAATGATTTTACCTCAAGATTATGTTAACTATACTAAAATAAGCTGGGTAGATGACGCTGGTATAAAGCATAGAATATATCCACACACTTGCACTACATCAAATCCTTTTTCAACGCCTTTGCAAAATACTGATGGTGATTTTGAATTTAATGCTACAGGAACTTTTACAGCTGGAACTAATGGAATAGTTTTAGATGATTTATATCCTAATTTAGCAGGACAAATTTTTGAGGTTACAAGCCCTAGTTTAATTGCTTCAAATGGGCCTTGGTATATGTTTGAAAATACAACAACTGGAGCAAGTGTTAGTACTATTACAGTTATAGACAATATAGAACCATTTTCGGCAATAGCTTCACCTCCTTCTAATTCTTTTATGCCTTCTACTTCTACTACAGAAGTTTTAACATTTAAACCAATTGATGGTAGTTTAATACCTAGAAGAGAAAGTGGCGTTAGAGTTGCTGGATGTACAATAAATAGTGTTACAGATCAGTTTAGTAATGTTAACACTAATTCTATTACTTGTACTAATTCTGTTAGTGACGTAAAAGAAGGTATGGCTGCTCATTTCTCTTCCACTCTTCACTACCCTGTTGGTACTGTAGTTACTCAAGTAGATGAAGCCAATAAAACTATTTATTTAAGTAATAACTATTATAACACTAATCAAGCTCCGACAACTGCAAATGACTTTTTATTTGTAGGTTTAGAAAGCGACTCTGTTACTTGGGCTAATTATAAATCATCAACACCTAACGAAAACAACCACCAATATGATGACGACACTTATTGGCCGTTAAGAGGTGAAAGATATGGTTTAGATCCTCAGTTTGCACAAGCTAACGGATCTTTTTATATAGACGAAAACAATGGTAAGATACATTTTAGTTCTAACTTAGCTCAAAAAACAATAGTTGTAGATTATTTAAGTGATGGTGTAGGTACTAATGACGAAATGAAAGTTCATAAGTTTGCTGAAGAAGCTATGTATAAAAGTATAGCTTATGCAATTTTATCAACTAAACTACAATCACCAAACTTTATTATTGCAAGATATAAAAGAGAAAAGTTTGCTGAAATAAGAAAAGCAAAACTTAGATTATCAAATATTAAATTAGAAGAAATTACTCAAATTTTAAGAGGTAAATCAAAACAAATAAAACACTAGTATATGCCAGATTTAAAGCATAATTTTACCGGTGGTAAAATGAACAAGGATCTTGATGAAAGACTTGTTCCTAATGGAGAGTATAGACACGCTGTAAACATTCAAGTGTCAACTTCAGAAGAGTCTGACGTTGGTACTGCTCAAAATATTATAGGTAATTTTGATGGATGTATAGATAAAGATGGTAATAACATGTGGACTGGTGCTACTCTTTTAGGACCAAATCATAACCCAATACCTTCTGGCTCTACGGCTATAGGCTCTGTTTCAGACGAGAAAAATGATAGTTTATATTGGTTAGTAGCTGGCTTTAATTTTAAACAACAAGATTTTGACGCTTTGTTACCTCAAGATGTTAGTATAATATCACCGATTTACGCGCAAGATATGATATTGCGTAAAACAAAAAACAAATGTGAACCTGTATTTGTAGATCAATATGGTGTTATAGTTCCTACAGATCAAAATACTAACGAACCTTTTGTGGAAATACCAAACACTGATTACTTAAAGCAAGTTCAAGTTGGTTCTACTGTTACAGGTATACAATGTAATGATGTTAATAACACATCTACAACTTCTCCTACTGTAACTAGTATTGGTAGCTTAAATCAAATAACTGCTAGTTTTAATTTTAACTGGATAGTTACTCCTCCTTCGGTGTTTCCAAATCAAACAATAGGTTACCTTATAACAGAACCACCATTTGTAAACTTTATTAGTCCTACAGGTGTTTTAAATACTACACCACCTTTAGCAGATCCTCAACAAATAGTTAGTAATCAAATAGCATTTCCTACAGATCAAAATCCTGGTACTGCACCTGCAGTTGGTAATAGAATTAATTTTAACTTTTTAAACGTAGGTGTTTGTAGTATAGGTTTAGGATCATGTACTAGTGATACATTTATAATGGGTGTTTCTGCTAACACTCAATTTTGTAATGATGTAGGCCAATGTAAAACTTATAATGTATTAACACTTTCAAATCCTATAGTTTTAGATCCTGGCGGTTTAAATGATCCAGTTTTTTTTAATAGAAATACTCTATCTCACCATCAAGATCATACAACTTGTGGTGCTCCTAATAACCCTGGTCTTTGTAATTACTTTGCTGAATTAGCGTCAGAGCCGGGTTATAATGATCCTGGTTTTCTTAATGGTAACCAAGATACAGGAGGTGCTTTTTCTTTTAATTACGAATCAACAGTAACTACACAACCCCAACTAACTAATCAAATAACTTTTTCTCCTAATTATCCTTATTTAGATGAAATATACGATTTAGCATCTACTCATCCTGATTATGGTTCTCCAAATGGAATAGCATTTCCAAATACTGTTTTAGAAATTGCTGTTAGTAGTTATTTTCCAAATGTAAACCCTCCATCTTTAGATCCTTTTTCTAATGCTTGTTTAGATCCTAATATAAACGGACCTTCAGGAATACCAGCTGTTTATCAAAATACATTTAGTATAGTTTACTGTGACACAGGAGCTCCTTACGTGTGGCCTTCTAATTTATCACAAGCTGGCGCTAGTGTTATGACTATTGTATCAGATTTTAATGCTAGCGTTGTATACTTAGATCAAAATTTAGACTTAACAGATGCACAGGGTGGCTATTGTCACCTGTATTTTCAAAGCGAAAGAGTTTTAAATTATAATAGAGACAAATTAATAACAGGTCTCAATATATTTGATGACATGTTATATTGGGTTGATGGTGTTGGAGATAGTGGTACAGAGCCTAAAAAAATAAATATATCTCGTAGCATTAGAGGTACAGACATGACTGGTAATGCACATACAAAACTTGTAAATGATGCTGTAGGTTATGATATGTTTTCTAGCACACCTACTATACCAATTAGAGAAGAACATATAACAGTTATAAGAAAATCACCAACACAAGCTTTAAACATGGATTTATTGTCCGATCGTAAAGTAGGTGTTAATTATGGTGGTATTTTTAGAACAACAAACGATACCCTGTTAGATTTAAGTGAATCTAACCTTTCTTCTATAGTTAGTTCTAACAAAGGAAATATTCAAAATTTTGAAACTATTACAGAAGGAGACGAAGTTGTACTTTTAATTAATCAAGCTGAAACACCTGTTATATCTTCTTATAATCAAGCGCTTGGTCCACAGCAAAACGATTTTACATTAAATGGTTGGGAAGCTGGTGAAGTTGTTTTAATAAAAGAGTTTGATATTAATGGTGCTCAACCTACATATCCATTTAATCCAACAATAAAAGCTAGAATAAAAAGCTGGGAATACAATAGTTTTGAATCAAAAAGTCTTTATTGGGGTTTTTATGAAAATCAACCACCTAACACTCCTCCTAGTAACTATAATCCTCCAGCAACTCCTATTAACACAGCTGGTTGGGGTCTTTTACCTAACGCACAAGATCAATGGAATATAAATAATCAAAACTGGCCTGACGCTGGTAGATCTACTGCTCACGTAAAGCTAGAAATATTAGAAGTAATTGGAACACCACCTTCACCTGAAGGTTTTGATGGATCGACTGATGTTTTAGATTATGTTATAACAAGACAAACTAATCCTGGTAAAAAGAAGTTTGAACTTAAACTACCAAGATTTTCTTATAGATATGTATACGAAGACGGTGAATATTCTACATTTGCACCATTTACGCCTGTAGCTTTTTTACCTAGTAGTTTTGAGTATCATCCTACAGATGGTTATAATTTAGGTATGATTAACAATGTAAACGAAATAACTTTAAGTAATTTTGTTACAAAAGATATACCTGAAGATGTAGTTGCTATAGATTTATTATATAAAGAAGATATTTCACCAAATATATATGTAGTTGAAACATTTAAAGCAGATGATAATGATTCTGATTTAAATGGAAATCCAACTCTTAATAATTGGCATAAAAATAGTTATACTATTAAAAGAGAAACAATTAAATCTATATTACCAGAAAATCAAATACTAAGGCCTTTTGATAATGTACCTTTAAAAGCAAAGGCACAAGAAGTTACTGGTAATAGAATTGTTTATGGTAATTATGTTCAAAACTTTGATTTATTTTCAGGTGACAAATTAGGTGTTACTGGTAGACCTTTAAAATATTCTCCAAATTTTAACATGTCTATAACACCTTTTGAAAGACAAGATGTTTCTATAGGTACTGGTAGAAAATCTATAAAGTCTTTAAGAGAGTATCAACTAGGTGTTACATTTTTAGATAAATACGGTAGAGAAACACCTGTTATATCTAACAAGACTGGTAATATAGCGTTAGATAAATCTTATGCTGCTAAAAATAATAGATTTGTTGTAGGTTTTAACGATGGAGATTTACCTCCTAACTTAGAATATTTTAAGTTTTATATTAAAGAAACTTCTAGCGAGTATTATAATTTAGCTATGGGTAGATGGTACGATGCAGGTGATAATAACACTTGGTTAGCTTTTCCTTCTTCTGATAGAAACAAAATAGATATTGATACTTATTTAATATTAAAAAAAGGTACTGACACTAATAATTTAGTTAAAGAAACTGCTAGATATAATATATTAGCTATAGAAAATGAAGCTCCAGACTATATAAAAACTAAAAAAATATTAATTGACGAACATATTAATACTGGTAACGCTATATTTCCAGTTACAGGGCTTGATGTTCAAAAAGAACCTATACCTGGCCAGAATAAGTTTAGGATGTTATTAGATGTTTTTAGTACAAGTACAGGTTCTAAATTAGATCAAATAGCTTTAAAAGATGACGGTGAGTTGTGGATTGAGTTTAGTTTAGTAGGTATAGCTGGTACAACAAAAAGATATAGAATAACAGAAATAGCAAAAGATGATGTTACTGCCCCTACCCACTACCATGTTACTGTAGAAAACCAATTAGGCGATGAGCTTACTTTAATACAAGATGGTAATGCTATAAGTGAAAATACTCAAGTTCGTATATACAAATATATAGTAGAAAATAGTAATGAGTTTGATGGTAGATTTTTTGTAAAAATAAAAGAAGATGGTGCTTTTAAAGAAAATATAAAAACAGCTTTTGATCAAGATGAAACAGAATATTCAGGAACTGTTAGTAATAAAGTTTATTTTATATCTGATGATATAGTTAGAGATCATAATTATTTTACCGATGATACAAAAACAGTAGCTAACGCTAAGAATTTTATTGATAATTTTAATTCAATACCGTTTGTGACCCCGCTACAGACTGGTTATCATCCTAATACTTTAGTTCCTTTTTCTGGTTATCAAAATAATCCTGCGTATCAAAAATATTATGAACAAGCTTTAGTTTATCAAATTTATTATGGTTACGATCATGGTAACAATAGATTTACAGATCCTACAGATCCTTATTTAGGTTTATTTAGACAATTAGATTATTTTGATCAAAGCAAGCCGAGTGATAAAATAAGCCCGGATCCACCTAATCAGCAACCTTTAATACCAATACAACACAAACAGTTTTGGAGTATAGACGAAGGTAATTTTTTAACTACAGATTTAGTTAATCAAAATGAGTTGTGGCCTGGTTCTATGAGTCAAGCTTTTGAATACTTAGACGCTGGTGGCTCAAACCCTACTTCTAATGGTCCAGCAGCTAGTAGCGCCTCTAGTAATTATGATAGAAATTTTTTAGGTTTAGCTAGCGCATACAGTGGAAGAGGTAGAATAAACTTAACATTTGGAGGTATAGAGTCAAATAAAATTTTTGAACAAGAAAGTAATTGGAGAAAAAATTATAAACCAATAGAAGATTTTTGGGATGTGGGTACTGTTACGCATCCTGAAGAAAGTGATTTTGTAGATCAATTATTCCCTGCTAGCCAGTTTAGATGGTTAGAAGATCCAACTGAAACGATATATACTATTCAACCTAATTTTGGTAATAGTTTTGTGTTAAGATACAGTGAAGCAAACACTCATACTGTGCCATTTCAAAACTATCGGCAATTTACAATGTATCAACACCCTGCTAATTTTGCTAAAAATTGGGAGTTTGATACTTTACCTAATTTATTAGACGGTTGGAATCCTACTAAAATAAATAACACTGGTTTATATGGTCCAGACATACCAAATGGTAAAACTTTAAACTTGGTAGCTACAAACGGACCTGGTGGTGCTACTTCTGCAGGTACAGCTTTAACTGGTTTTAAAGTTTATGTTACTGATATTTTTGATTCTAACACTGGACATACTTTAGAGGCTAATAGTACTTTTGGTTTAGTAGCGAAAAACAATGGTACTGCAGCTGCTACAAATATAACTTGGACTAGCCAAGGTAATGGCTCTAAAATACAAGAAGCATTAGTTGTTTATAAAATAGAAAAAGAACAAAACGCTTATGCTATTTATTTAAATGGTTATCGTAGAGTGTTAGATGATGCAACTGACGTTGCAAACGTTGGCACTCCTAGTACTGGTCAAAATTTAACATTTGTTCAATTACAAATGAATGGTTTATCACCAAGCTCTGCAACTTATTTAAGTTCATTACACAATTTTAACACTACATATCCTGGTGTCTCAGCCGTAGGTTATACATTAGAATTTGTAAGAGTAGATAGACAAGTTGAAGTTATACCTGAAAATCCAGCTATATGGGAAACAGAACCTAAAGATGAAAGTAATTTAGATATATATTACGAAGCGAGTGAATACATACCTATAAATTTAAATAAAAATAATTTAAAATCAATATTACCTCCTGGTACTGTTGTTGAAAATGCTTCAGGTGGAGAAAACGTTCAACCAGATACTTTAGTTCAAAGTGTTAGTTATAATGGCGCTAATGATATTATCGTATTAAACAAAAATTTATGTGTTAGTAGTTTTGTTAGCCCTTACTGTAGTGGTATTACTGGTGATTTTTTCCAAACAGGATTATACGGTGACAAGCTAAGATTTACTAAGCCTAATGGCCGTGCTATTGACTTAAATGTTGTAAGTATAATATCTCCACCACCAACATCTCCTTTAGGAGATTTTCAAATAATTCAAATACAAAGTAATCTATATCAACATGTAAACCATTACTTAGATTATTATAATTGTTTTTCTTTTGGTAATGGTGTTGAATCTAATAGAATAAAAGATTATTTTAATTTACCATTTATAACTAATGGTGTTATGGTTTCTGCTTCTGCTCCTGATAAATACGAGCAAGAACATAGAAAATATGGTTTAATTTACTCTGGTATATATAACTCTAAAAGCGGTATAAATAATTTAAATCAATTTATTGTTGCTGAAAAAATTACTAAAGATATAAATCCTATATACGGTAGTATACAGAAATTACACTCAAGAGATACAGACTTAGTTACGCTATGTGAAGATAAATGTTTAAAAATATTATCAAATAAAGATGCTGTATTTAATGCTGATGGTGATGCTCAGTTAACGGCTACGCAAAACGTGCTAGGACAAACAGTACCTTTTGTTGGTGAATATGGTATATCTAAAAATCCAGAAAGTTTTGCTTCTAAATCTTATAGATCTTATTTTACAGATAAACAAAGGGGTGCGGTTATAAGATTATCTATGGACGGTATAACACCTATATCTGGCCACGGTATGAACGATTGGTTTAAAGATAATTTAAAACTAGGTGAAAAATTAATAGGTAGTTATGACGATAGAAAAGGTGAATATAACATAACAATACATAATAAAAGAGATCAATTACAACAAAATCCTGATTTTAATGCTACTACAGTTTCGTTTAAAGAAAATGTAAAAGGTTGGGTAAGTTTTAAATCTTTTATACCTGAACAAGGTTTGAGTGTTACTAATGATTATTATACTTTTTTAAATGGTAATATATGGAAACATCATACGCCTAGAAGAGATAATCCTAACTCTGACGAAGTGACTAACTATGGAGTTTTTTATGGTGATCATTATAATGCTGAAATAGAAGTAATTATAAATGATATACCTGGAAGTGTAAAATCGTTTAACACTTTAAATTACGAAGGTAGTCAACCTCACGTACCTGTATTTATAGAGCAAGACCCAGGTTCGTTAACAGGTCCTACTGGAGAGTTATTTTCTGATAATGATTTTTATAATTTAAATGTAGACTTTGATTATAATGTAAATCCACCTGTAGCTATAACAGGCCCTAACAATCAAGATTGTCGAGCGGGTTGGTTTGTTAAATCTATAACAACTGATTTACAAGAAGGAACTTTACAAGAGTTTATAAATAAAGAAGGTAAATGGTTTAATTATATAAGAGGTAAAGAAGTTAGTTATTCTGATGATGGACACATAACTAATCATTATAGTACTTACGACGTACAAAGCTTTGCTATTCAAGGCATTGGAAGCGTAAATAGTGTTAATGGTTTAACTATTATACTAGGTTGTACAAATGTTAACGCTATTAACTATAATCCAGCAGCAACTCAAGATGACGGCTCATGTATTGCTACAGTTGTAGGTTGTACTGATCCAAACGCTAACAATTACAATGCTGCAGCTAATTTAGACAATGGTTCATGTTTATATTTTGGTTGTACTAATCCAGCTTCAACAAACTATAATCCTTCAGCAAACGTAGATGATGGTTCTTGTATAGCTTCAAACTTTGGTTGTACAACTAATACTGCGTTTAATTACAACTCAAGTGCTAATGTTGACGATGGTTCATGTTATCCTTATATTTACGGTTGTACAGATAACGTAACTTCTAACGTAGTTAATCCACCAGTAATTACAGGAAACAATCAAACTGATATAAACTCAGACGATGGTTCATGTATTTATGCTGGATGTTTAAATGATCCAACTGCTACAAACTATATAAATACATATCCATTAAGCACAACTACTGCTAATGGTATAAATGCTGGTCAAACACCTACTTGTGATGATAGTTTACCTTATATTCAACCTTTATCAAACATTGCGCAGCCAGCACCTTTATATCCACCTTGTATAACTCAAGATAATGGTAGTTGTATTTCGGCTCCTAAAAATGGATGTACTAACGCTGCGGCTTGTAATTATGATCCTACAGCTAATGTTGACAATGGCACTTGTTATTTTGTTGGTTGTTCTAATCCAGCAGACAATATAACTAATTATGGTTCGTTCCAAGTTGGTACTACAACACAACCACAAGGAAATCAAACATCACCAGTTAATAATCTTCCTATAATTAGTGATCCAGCTAATATACAAACTCTAGGTGTACCACCTATAGGTGCTAACAATAATTGTGGTTGTATGACTTGTCCTCCGCCACAAGGGGTTTCTATATCTAACGCGTTTCAAACTACAAACCCTAACACTGGAGCTACTTACTGGTCTGTTGAAATAGATGCATTAGCTGGTCAGTTTTCTAACTTTAGTGAAACTCATACTGTACACTCTTTACAAATACAGTTTAGAATAGCTGGGTCAGGTATGAGTTGGAATACTATAGGTAACGCTAATACTTGTGTTGGTATAGGTACTACTTCAATGGGAGGTCCTAATAATCCAAATTTAATCCCTACTTCTGTTCTTAGTCCTTCAAGCTATGCAAACAATATAGGTTGTCAAATGAATTATAATCCTTCTACTACTACTTGGTTAGGTGCTAATCCTGCTTTAAATCCTCAAGGACTTAGTACTTCTGCTACAAATAGCGAATACAATGTATTTAGTTTTGATGCACCACAGCTTAATCCAACAGATGCTATAGAAATGCGTGTAAGAGTATTATGTGATAATGGATATGATTATAGCACAGCGCAAGCTACACAAGCTGTTAACTTTAATCAAACAACAACTGGTGTAGCTGGTAATCCAACTAATCCTTTTGCAAACGTTTCTATTTCTGATTGGGTTACAGTAATAACTCCTCCTGTTGGAATTTTACCATCTCCAATTTCAGGATGTACTGGACCTTGCGCAGATCCTGGTGCTAATGTTAGTGGACCAGGCTGTTGTGATCCAACAGCATTTAATTACAATCCAAATGCAACTTGTGATGATGGTACGTGTATTCCTATTCAGTATGGCTGTTTAGATCCTAACGCAGTAAATTATAATCCAGGCGCAACCACAGATATTGGTGGTTGTGAGTATTCTGGATGTACAGATCCAGCGGCTGTTAATTATGTAGCTACTGTAGTTCATTCTATTGACGGGAATACATATCCAGTTACAATTGACGATGGTTCTTGTCAATATTAATAATATAAAAATTAAAATATGATTCCATTAGTATTAACATTTAATAATCCTATAAACGTTTCTGTTCAAGTCGGTGATTATATATATTATACACCAACTCAAACGGTAGGCACGGTTACACCTTTTGATACAGCTGATATACCTAACGTTGTAAGATTAGGACCTATTGAATCTATAGCGCCAAATCCTACAGCTGGCATAGACATTACTGTAACTTGGGATGACGCTAACATAGCGCAACCTAATTCTGGTGACTTTATTATGTTTGAAAAAGACAAAAGATTAAATACACCTAGTTTATTAGGTTATTTTGCTAGTGTAAGATTAGTTAATAACTCTAGAACTAAAGCTGAAATATTTAGTTTAGGTTCTGAAACTTTTGAAAGTAGTAAATAATATGAATACTATTGCATTTAACATAGACACTAATAATTTATCATCTAATGGTGAAACTAGAAGATTTACTGTTACAGGTGATCCATACTCTGTTTTTTCTTTAGAAGTAAAAAACGAAGATGGTAATTATTATAACTTTAATACTGGATTGTTTCAAAGTAGCTACACTAGTTTAAAAAATCAAATTTTAGAAAATACTAGAACTTATACTAATACAATAGTATTTCCAACTGTTACAGATGCAGATAAATATGATTTTTATTTATTTGCAGACTCTTCAAGATTAACTAAACACGAAGATTATCAAGAGGTAAGATTAGGTGATGGAACTATAGATATAAACGCTTCAAGAGGTTCTAACTCTAATTTATTAAGAAAAACAATATACCAAACTTTAGGTGTAACTTTAACGTTATCAGCTGAATCACCTAGTTCTTTAACAGGTTGGGGTAGTGTTTCTATAACAAACGACACAATAACTAGTTTTAGTGGTAAAAATACTGGTAAGCTACCTTTTAAAGTAGTGGTAACTTCTGCTGCTACTAGAGCTATAACTATAAATAGACAACCATTGCCTAGTGATTTGTCTACATATGTAACAAGAACTATTGGTAGTGCACCTGTTTTAATAGACAAAGAAGATCAATATCCAACAGTAACAAACACAGATACTGTAGATGGTATTGTGAGTGGTGGTACTAAAATAGTTATGGATAACAATGTCGCAGATAACATGTCTGTAGGTGACAGAGTAACTGGTTTTTCTGATGGAGATGGAGTTACTGTTGTAGCTTTAAATCCAGATGGTGATAATCCAAAAGAGTTTTCGGTTTCAGGAAATGTTGACGCTGCTGATGGTGCTACATTAAGTTTTACTAATCAGAAAAATTATAGATGGCCAGTTGACAATGTTTTTGGCTTAACTGAAGGTATGTTAGTTAGAGGTACAAATGTAACTAGTGATACTAAAATATCTAATTATACAGAATCTCAAATTATAAACTCTGGTACAGACATTGAGCAAACTATAGTAGATTTTACTTTACCACCAATTGATAATGTTGGAGCAAAACCATCTATAAGTAGAAACGCTACTAGCTTTGTGCAAACCACAACACAAACTGGTAATGTTATATTTAATAATCAACAAGTATTAGCTTTAGCTAGTGATAGTGTTAAGTTTTACGCTTATGGTTCTGATCAAATTTTTAATTTACAAGGCTTTGATGTAACACTTAGTGATTTAAAAGTAGAATTAACAAAAGTAACTACAACTACAACTTCTGGCGTTAGCGCTAGTACTAGCATACCTGTTGCTGAAAGAGCTGGTATATTAGACAATGTTAGCACTATTAGTGGTATAGGTATAGATCCAACGGTTGCTGATCCTACAGTGGCCAGCGGTGCAGGTACAGTTAGTGGTGCTGGTACTATAGTAGCTAGCGCAGCACAAACACTAGAAAATGGTATTACATTAACTTTTCCTGGTGCTAGTAGAATAGCTACAATAACAGGTAATATAACAGTAAATAACGTAGGTGATTCAAACACAACATTATACTTTGATTTAGAAAAGTTCTTAAACGTAACTTAAAAGTAAAAAAATAGTAAAAACTGTAATAATAATTATATAAAAAAGAATAATATGGCAAAAAGCTCAGCGTTAAAGAAAAATGGTGGCAACACTTACACAGTAGATGGGGTAAGGTATTTTAAAACTGCCCAAGATCAATACAATGAATTACCAACTGGTGGTGGTGGAACTTTGAATTTAGATTATGGTAGTCAAATGAATTTTAATTCAAATTCTCAATATGGTTTTGATC